TAAATCCACCCCCCCCCCCCCCCGCCTATATATCTTTTATTATTCCTATTTTTTTTTGAGATTCTACTTTTTTTATTATGTTTTTTGTGGATTGACCTTTTTCGGGTTCTTCTACGAATAGACTTTCTCATAAGTGGCAGTTATATTATAATATATACAATACATATTATTAATTTTGACTAAATGATTATTATGTATTATTCAGAATATGGTATGGCTGAATATGATATCAAATAATGATATACCCCCTCAAATGATTCTTTAGTTTTTATAAAAGATGCGTACGAATATCCACGATGACGGCGTCTTTTATTTTTATCTACTACTACGCGCCATGATTTCTCAGGTTTCGTAACAGTAATATCATTGTATGTATCCAACAAAAACTTCACTATACATTCGGTATTCGTGCACGGATTATGATTCGCATTTTGTATATTGTGAATCCTAATCTCGCCTTGGGTGAGCCTTCTCAAAAATGCCCCAATATGTGATGGACAAATCGTGTCTTCGACACCGAAACAAACCGACGTTGGCACCTTTTTATAAACATCCGTGAGCGTGGAAATCGCCGGCGTGTTCCAGTAAGAGTAACCTGGGCGAAGTGTGATCAGGCGTTGCAATATTCGATGGCCCTCATTCGCGGGGTTTGCGAAAAAAGATAACCAAAATTCGGTTTTAATGTCGCCGGGTTCTAGTACACCGGTCCACCATAACCGGCCTAGATAAGTTAACAGTTCGGATGAAACCATTGTAAGCTGGAATGCGGTAGTTGGAAATCCGGTCTTGAAAAAGATCGCCCAATAGTACCCCCATACGCCGAGTGTGGGAAGAATACCCGCTGGATTTAAAAGGACAAGTTTTTTGATAGGGAATCGGTTGGCGACATAGATCGAAAGGAACCCGCCGAGAGAATGCGCGACAAGGATCGTCCTTTCTGTGATTTCCAATTTGTGAAGTGTATGACCAATTACATCTGCGTATCCTATGCACAACTTTTCATTCGTTGGGTATCTTTCTGTATCGATATGTGCGCTTATCCCGAATGTGGGTAGATCGATCGCGACGCATTTCATATTGGTCGGTAATGCCTTCATTGTATCAAAAAATGTAGCTGATGCGCTCGCTGTTCCGTGGATGAATACGAAAACGCCCGCCGATGTGTCGGTGGTGGTGGCGTCCTTAACGACACAATGTATTTTCACACCGGAAATGTCGTGTGTTTCTTCGCGGAATCCGTAATCGGATACAAGATTGGTCATGTTATCGGTGGCGTTTTTCATCACAGGTTGAGATATTGGGAGTATCATTAGTATCCATGAAGATAATATGAGTTTTATGTATATAAGACAACCAATCACTACTACACATATGCATACCAACGGTCCAATAATATAATCAGTCACATTCATCCTTTACTCTACCTTCCTAAAAGTGAATTGCTTTCCCTGACGAAATCTCTCGGAATCCATTGTTCCCCTCTTCAAATTACAATCCAAACACGCAATAACAACATTCGCGTCATTATGACCGTAGTTATTATCGATCCTGTCCAACGTCCATTGCCGCCGGCACATCGCCTCTTTATACGCAACCTGGCAAATATCTCGGCAATAGTGACACAAGAGTTCGGAAGATACCAAGAGTTCCACGATTCGATCGGTGGTAATCGAAAACCGCGGATCGTAAATTTGATGGTTTTTATCTTGATAAATATATGCTTTCCTCTTTGTATCAATCTCTCGAACTATGTGTTTCAAACACGCAGATACTGCGATTGGATCAGATGATATGGATGGCTGAGCAATGATAATTCCGAGAGATTTGTCGGCAATATGATCTTTTAAAAGTTGAAGTACGAGAGATTGGTCCGTCGTATAGATCTCTTCTGGAATCTCAGCGGACCCTTTATGTTTTGGCACCTTTCTCTCGATCACTGCATCTGGATCCGCCATTTGTTTCATCTTGTCCTGGTTACGTTTCCCTAAAATGTCAATCTTTTTCATTGTTTGCGGTTTAGTATATCACCCGATGAAATAGACGATAGTTAAACGGAATCACTATTCATCAAACGCGGCCTCGATTTGATTGATCCAATATTGCATCGTAAGTTTCTCATAATTAAACGTTCGTTTGGAATATTCCGAGAGAATCTGGGAGAGAAAATCTCTCGTGATATCTGACCATTTGTCAATAATTACAACAGGCAAATCCGCGTATAATTCCTCGATAACAGGAGCATCAGGTAAACGCCGAACAATGACAATACATCCGAGCATAAGTGCTTCCCATGTTCGTATTGTATCTAGACCATTCCCGCGCGGACTCGCAACAAAAACATTCTGGGTATACGCTCCCCATGTTTCATATCGATTAACTCGACGTCGTTCTATATTCATTATATCTTTCGGAATACTATTGAATGCAAGTAATCTCTCGAAACATCCGTTTCCATTTAAGTTGAATTGAAAATTAATATACACTTTCGGTGAGGATCTGTCTCCTCCTCCGCTTCTCCGTTTCGAAAAATGAACCATGGATTTTTGTAATCGTGTTAATTCTCGATCTTGGGTGCATGCTGCCGCCATTGGTGTATTCGCCCAGGTTTGTCGCATTCCTAGCGTCCAGTAATCTATGCCATACGGAATCGGAGATATTTTTGCAAGTGCGGTCGCTGGCGTTACTCCATCGATATCTCGTACACTACAATTCGTGGTAAACCATTTCCGAAACAGTGTGAATTCCTGTTTATATTTTAAATCTTCAATGACTGTATTAAAAAAAGATCCAACCACTTTTTCAGGAAAGGTCGGATCGTCCATACACGTAACAATGACATACGGTTTATTCACTGCATGTAATAACGGCTGAATTTCGATCTGAAAAAGAAACAACGCATATTCGTTTTGCTGGACTAGGATGACAAATCTTGAATGGGTATTAATAATATGTTCAATCTCTGATTTTTCTTGGTTTTGTAAATACATGCATCGATGAAGAAAACCAGTTTTCGAACTAGGGAGTGTTCCTGGTCCACCGCAGGAATAATATTCGTAGATTCCATACATTGAAAAGTTTTTGATAATGGATGTTCGTTCCATATTTGCGTGTTTATCTTTGAAGTATGTAAGTCGGTAAAGTTTAAGTTTTATTAATGCGCACGTTGTACTATAACCAGTTTTGGAGGGCGGCGTCCTTGTATTTTCCGTAATCCACGCGCATACCAAACTGGCATTCCGCGTAATTTCGTCCATTTTGCAATACGGCGCTTGGGTTCGGACAAATAATAACTCCGGTAGGATGCTACTGCGTCGTAGATGTCGTTGCCGTGACTTGTTCCGGTGGGAGTGGGCAATGTCTCTGGGGTCGCGCGGATTTTGAACTCATCTGGCATTGCAAGCGCGAATGGAGTCATGATACCGGCGACCTTGATTTTTTCAAATGCAGATGCAGGGGGGACATTCTGGCGTAAATACTGGGCGACTCCGTATGACTTGTGTTGCTTGTGTGCCGGATGTCCGTATCTGTATTTCCATTCTGAGTGCATGGCGTCGATAAGATCCAGTGTCCAGATGAAGTTGGCCTGTGTGGATCGGCACCAGATCGTAACTGGATGGTTTTTGTGTGCGATCTTGTATACGCAGGGGTCGCATGTTTCGGCTTCGGTGAGCAAGCGCTGTGTGGTGCATAACATCTGGACAGCCTCCAAGATGATTTTGGCGATATGTTTGTCCATCATATATTCTGCGATTTTCGCTGGGTCAAGGGAAAGAATGAAGAGATTCATGGAGGCTGTGTCTGTCTCGATCGGCGATATAATGATGGTAAATTAAAAATAAGTATTCAATTTTATTGAATTTAGGCGAAAACAACATAAAACTATTTCTCACATTATATCATAAAATGCTTTTGACCCCCCACTTTTCTTCCGCCACCGCTGCCGCCAGCCCTAAGGCTCGCATTTCCGGGTCCGTTTCTGGAACTGTGAACTTCTCCTTTGGCCGCCCTTCCGCCAAGTCTACGTATCAGTCTAACGGCTACACGATGAACTCTAACGGTTATCTGGCGAATCCTACTCGTTCTGCTCAGATCGCAGCCAACAATGCTGGTGCACTCACCCGTTCTGAGGCTTCCTCTATGGGTCTGCCTCTTGGTGGTCGCCGTTAAACCAAAGAATATTACGTTTGTTGTGTTATGATATAAAACTAAAATGTTAGTGTATATCATAAAATGTCTTTGAACCCCTTTTCTGCTTCTGCTTCCGCATCCGACTCCGCATTTGCGTCCGAGTCCCCTTCCGCGAAGATAACCTTCAACATCAGTGCATTCAATGGGAATAACACGAATTTCAATCGTGGCCCTGCACCGAAGGCGAGGGCCACGATGACCACTGCACCGGTTCAGCCCCGAGATGCTCCGACGCCGTCTTTTGCAAGTACATTGCGCCGTCCTGGAACGATGATGCCGATGTAAACGTCAAACAGCGTTATATAGTTTAAATGATCACCAAATCCATAATATACGAAAAACAACTTTAAGTCATCTTCGTATATTATATATACAATATGCCTCGCAAATCAGCATCAGCGATGATCACGTCCACATCAACTCCAATCACTAATGCTACGGTGACACCCACTGTAACGGCCACGGCCGCGGCCACGTCGACGTCGACCCTTCCACACAACAATAATGTAAACTCTAGTGAATCTGTAGACGATCTTGCACTTAAAAACATTAACTATAAGAACATGCTTCTTACAGGGAACTATGGTATGCTGAAACCAGATGTTGTTACAAACCCAAACATCGACGATATTTTAGAAAATGAGAAGAATGCGAATAAAACTGATCCGTGGAACAAACTCGACAAGTCGGCAAAGTTTGGTAAACTCAAAGAGTTCGCATTGATGCACGGAAAGAAGGAAAACTGCACTGAACAAGAAATAAACTCATTATATCATTTTCTTATTTCAGCAATTGATCAAAAGAAACTGATGCGCGCTAAAGATGTCATCTATGATAAAGTCTCTGGTGCAATTACTAGTATTCCATGCCTGATTTACCATGCCGGATTTAAAAAATTCACGCTTAAACGTTGTGAAAAGCGTCAATCTACTCTGAAATCACTTGCACCCACTACAAGTATGTCGAAGAAGAGGAAACTAGCACTGGACGATACGGCTGCACAGGGACCCGTTCCCGTTCCTCATACTTAATGTTTACGGCGTCGAGTACCCTTTCGCACACGTTTCTTTACAGTAAGATTTCTACGATTTGATTTCTTACTGTGTTTTTGTTCTATTTTTCCACCTTCTCGAGTTACTTTAAAACTACATTTTGGACCACATATCGGTTTTATTAGTTTGCTTCTGATTTCGCGTTCATGTTCTAATATAATATCCACCATATTTCGGTAAAATAATCTAAATTTACTACGGTTTTTACGTAATTCAGCAAAAGTAAACCATTTTATTTCATCTTTTTCAAGGAGACCATTATGGGGGTTTTTCTTTGCACCTGGCAAATACTTCTCGAAAAAATGGTAATTATTCGAGTAATACTCTTCTAATTTCTCATCATATTCGGTTTTAAAAACAATTGTCGTATACGAATGAAATTTCAATTCAGCGATTTTATGTCGAACCGCTATTTTTTTGAGTTCGTTTTTTGATCCTAATAAACCATTTAGTTCTTCACTACCTTCTCGTGAAGCGACATCTAATGGAGTCTCATTTCGTTTTGAACCACCGCCAAAATCGGCCCAACCAGGCGTATCATTGAGTTCATTCTCTCGACCAAATAATAAATAAATCACGCCTTTATGGACGGCAGCAGGCAATAATCCAGCACCAACCATTTCCGTATATATACGAATCAAATACTACTATAGATAGATATTATATTGTGATACGTAAAATTGAATAATATAATACATTATGTATGAATATAAACGCAAAACTATTCTTTATTTATGTATATAGATCATGCATTCTGGAAAAAATGCTAAAACAAATGATAACGAATATCGTAGAAACAATACTCGCGACAGCGACGATAGCGACGCAACCATCACAGACGATGACAGCGACCACGGCCACGACGACAACGAACTTACCGCACCATACTCCGTACTTCCGTCCGATGAAGATCGAGAGACAATTATCGACGATGCGCTTGATGAACTGGCCATCATTGCGCGAGAGAATATATTGGAATTCAAACGTGAGGACTTCAATACAGAAGAAGTCGTTGGAACGTGGATTGATAGCTATGTATGCCAATACTTCTCGGAATTAAGTCCATATCGATCAAATTTCTCTACCACTACGTCCGATGAAGCAGATGCATTGAATGAAGTCCTTGAAACGTATATTCAAGAGTTACACGATGAAATCACCGAGAGATTTTACGCGGAAATCGCACCTCCTCGTGTATCGGGTGCGGCAGACCGAAGTAATGATGAGGCCATCGCAGTTGACGATATTGCCGCGCAAATTAAGATCCTTCAAGAAAAACCGCAACCTGATCAACGAACGCCTGAATGGTATACTCGGCGCAATAATCTCATTACCGCAAGTGCTGCATCGAAGGCGTTTGGAACACAAGCGTCTATAAACCAACTTGTCTATGAAAAGTGCAAAAACCAACCCTCGTCGCAGGGCCAGAATCAGAACGCTTCGTTCTCTCCACCCACACCCCTACAAGGTTCCGTGAATTCACCTCTTCACTGGGGTCAACGATACGAACCAGTGACCGTAATGGTATATGAACACAGAAACCGTACGAAACTAGGTGAATTCGGATGTATCCAACATGATACATATCCGTTTATCGGCGCTTCTCCCGATGGAATCAATATTGATGCCACGTCGCCGATTTATGGCCGGATGGTTGAAATTAAGAATATCGTGAATCGAGAGATTACAGGAAGTCCTAAGGAAGAATACTGGATTCAGACACAGATTCAGATGGAAGTTTGTGACTTGGATGAATGTGATTTCGTAGAAACTAGATTCAAAGAATATGAATCGAAGGAAGATTATGATGCAGATGCGACCACCACACAAGGGTATAGCACGAATGGAAATGAGAAAGGGATCATTCTTTGGTTTCAAACTGCACCGACACTTACACAACAAGGATACGTATCGCCGCCGATACAGTTGTACGAATACGCGCCTATTGGTGCAACACCTTATGAATATGATAAATGGGAGGCGGAAGTGTTCACAAAGCATGAACGTTTGGGAAGTACCTGGGTGAGGACGATTTACTGGTACTTGGATCAATACAGTTGTGTTCTCGTGCGCAGAAATCGTCTTTGGTTTGAAGAGGCTGTCCCTATATTGCAACGATTATGGGAAACGATTGAAAATGAACGTGAAAGCGGTTATGAACATCGCGCTCCCAAACGAAAGACTACTGCTTCTGCATCCACCGAAACAACAGATACGTCGTCGTCGTTGAAGATCGTTAAATTGAATAGCGCGATTGTTCCAAATAGTGATACTATAAATACGAATAGCGGGCATGATGGAATTAGTGCGACTGCGACAAACATGGCGATACTGATGGCAATGAATAATAATATGACAAAAAAAACCAACCGCAATTTGAAAGGGCCATCCGATGTTCTTATCAACTGTTTCAAAATCGACGACCTTGAAATAGATGAGAGTAAGGTTGAACAATAAAAAGGACGTGAACAACGGCGCCTTTACGTATTTTTTATTGATCATTAAGTTTAAAATTGAATACTACTGGATTGCATAAAATCCCACCCTGCGTACTGGATGGTCCAGCGGAAGTGGGTCAGGAACGTTGTACTCAGCCGGTGTCTTTGGCGCATATAACGCACCACACATCCCAGGCGGTTTGCATGATCCATTATCTGGAGTCACCCACTCACGGACATTGTTTGTTGCTTGGTCGTAACTGCTGAGATTCGCAGCCACCGGATACAACTTTGAATTGTTCGTTGAATCATTCTCTCGGAGAACGACTCCATAACCTTCGCCCTTCTTCGGATACGTGGGATATAATAACGGTTCATCCACCTCGCGCGGATATTCACCGGATGCTATACCCGCACTGAGGAATCCCTCTTTTCTAGCTTGTTCTTTTGCTTTTTCATTCGTGATCGCACTAAAATCATGAATCGCGGACATCAATGGCTCCGCAATAATGACTGCAACAACAAGAAGAAATAATCCCAGATATTCATTACAATATTTCATAGTATGTTCCTTGGAATTGATAATAGATATAAACCCTCTGTGTATATATTGTATATATTATAGTATACAATATGTCTGTATCAAATGAAGATATGCATGTTCTCAAACGTAACGGTGAACGAGAGATTGTTGCGTTTGATAAAATCCTTGCGCGCCTAAAAACGCTAGGTCAGGCGGCCGGAATTACGGGTGTAAACTATACCACACTTGTCATCAAAATCATAGATCAATTATACGACGATATTCCCACGATGAAAATCGATGAGCTCACAGCGCAACAATGCGCGATGATGGCAGTACAACACCCCGATTACGGGACGCTGGCATCGTATATTATTATTTCGAATGCGCATAAGAATATTCCTGGCGGGTTTTATCAGGCGATGCGTCAATTATACGAATATCGTGATTCACATGATAAACACACTCCGATTATAAGCAAGGTGTTCTGGGATTTTCTGCATGAAATCATTGATACGCCTAGAAATGGAAGCGCGCCTGGCCCTGGTCCATATTTGGTTCACGAAGCACTTGAACAAATGATCTCGTATCCGAGAGATTATCTCATCGATTATTTCGGGTTCAAGACGCTCGAGAGATCGTACTTGATGCGGGTCAATGGCGTCATTGTAGAACGCCCCCAACATATGTGGATGCGTGTAGCAATGGGCATTCACTGTCAACGAAGGTATTTCTGTAATGTATATGAAATACTCGTGTTTATTCAGAATACATATGATGCCATGTCGCAGAAATACATGACGCATGCTACACCTACATTATTCAATGCAGGCACGCCTCGACCCCAGTTGAGTTCATGCTACTTGATCGCCATGGAGAACGACAGCATCGACGGGATTTTCGATACATTGAAAGACTGTGCGAAGATCTCTAAACATGCTGGCGGAATCGGGCTTCATATTCATAATATCCGCGCCTCAGGGTCGCATATTCGCGGGACGAATGGATCGTCGAACGGTATTGTACCCATGTTGCGTGTTTTTAATAATACAGCACGGTATATCGACCAGGGAGGTCGGCGCAACGGGAGTTTCGCGATATATCTAGAGCCATGGCATCCGGATATTGAGGATTTCTTAGAAATGAAGAAGAATCACGGTGACGAAGAAACCAAAGGACGAGATCTGTTTTATGCGCTATGGGTACCTGACCTTTTTATGGAACGTGTGCGTGGGGGTGGCGCGGGGGCGGGCGTGGGCGCGGATATGTGGTCCTACTTCTGCCCCGATGAATGCCCTGGTCTCGCGGATGTATATGGCGACGATTTCAAAGAGCTATACGAGAAATACGAGCGTGAAGGCCGGGCGCGTAAACAAGTGAAAGCGCGTGATCTATGGTTGAAAATCCTGGATAGCCAGATGGAGACGGGAACGCCGTATATTTTATTCAAGGACGCCGCCAACAAAAAGAGCAACCAGAAGAACATTGGTGTAATCAAGAGTAGCAACTTATGTACGGAAATCATGGAATACTCTGATGCAAATGAGACGGCGGTTTGTAATTTGGCGAGTATTGCGCTTAACCGGTTCGTCGATGAAAAAAACCGGACGATCAACTTCACAGAGCTTGAACGCATCACTGACCTTGTTGTAGATAACCTGAATCAAATCATCGATATTAACTATTATCCTACGACGAAAACAGAGACGAGCAACTTGCGTCATCGTCCCATCGGAATCGGTGTGCAAGGACTTGCAGATGTGTTTATGATGATGAATATTCCGTTTCACAGTGAAGAAGCCAAAGTCCTTAACCGAGAGATTTTTGAGACGATCTACTTTGCAGCACTTCAGGCATCAATGACACTTGCTGCTCGTCATGGTGCTTATGAAACATTCAAAGGATCGCCTGCATCTGAAGGTATTCTTCAGTTTGATATGTGGGGAGTTGATCCAACGGTGGAGACATATCCTGCGCCGAAATACCGCAATAAGCGCTATGACTGGAACACAATGAAAGACAAAATCAAACAACACGGTCTGCGAAACTCGCTGTTGTTGGCACCGATGCCTACCGCAAGTACATCCCAAATCCTCGGTAATAATGAATGCTTTGAACCGATTACTAGTAATATATACACCCGTCGTACTTTAGCCGGAGAGTTTATTATGGTAAACCGGTATCTCATCCGCGACCTTATCGCGATTGGGATGTGGAATGAGCGTGTAAAGACGAATATTATCGCGAATCAAGGGAGCGTGCAATATATCGATGGACTGCCTGATGAACTGAAACTGAAATATAAGACAGTTTGGGAGATGCCGATGCGGCATATTATCGATATGGCGGCGGATCGTGGTGCGTTTATTTGCCAGAGCCAAAGTATGAACTTATGGGTGGAAGAACCGAACTATAATATTTTGACATCGATGCTCTTTTATGCTTGGAATAAGGGGCTGAAAACGGGTGTATATTATTTGCGAAGAAAGGCGAAACACCAGGCACAACAATTTACGGTGGAGCCGGAGAAGGGAGGGGCGGGGGCGGAGACAGCAGAGGATGATATCTGTGAATTTTGCTCCTCGTGAGCAGAATCGTCACGATCTGAGTGCCGGAATTCTGCTCGTCGTGAGTAGAATCGTCACTATCTGAGTGCCGGAATTTTGCTCATCCTGAATAAATTGAAATTCTTTTTTTACTATTTATAGATAGTATTCGGGAATCATGATGCTTCGATATTCACCATCGCAGAAAGACAAAGACGCTGCCGCTGCCGCCGCTGCTATCGCCGCCGACCAAGAAAACCGTACTCGAGAATACTACGATCCAGTCCGTGAATGGACAACTCAAACCAATTTCAGGTTTCCTCCGCCGCTATTGAACGATGGCAGCATCAGCAGTTCCGACAGATTCCGCGTGATCCATGAAGTTCCAGCTAAGAATAACTCACTCTACTATTTGCTTTCACAATATAATCCATGGCTAGATTGTGAAATGACGCGCGAAAAACGCGCATACTTGAAACCGCGTGTTGGCGAAATGTGCTGCGCAGTATATGCAGGTGGCGCAAGCAGTGTTGGAGTATCGTCATCATCACGACCTGTCCCCAATTTCTTCCGGAATGAAACAGTCATAGATATCGTGAATTTATACCTGTGGCCACTTCTATATTCCCGAGCAGATGATGTGATCGCATGTAACACATTCGCAGAGTGGCAGCGACTCTTCACACGGACAATATCACTCGCTTTTCCAGATTATGAATATTGGATTTCAATTGCCACAGCCGGATCGGTGACTCCGTCAACCATGTCGACATTTATACCTTTATCTGACCAACGCAGAACTGCGCGACTATTGAAATACATGACGCCAGCACGCGTACTCTATCTCTTGACTACAAAGGCGAATTTCTGGCCGTATGGACCGTCATCGCAGCCTCGGCCTCGTGTAGCTGGAGTATCTGGACTATGTTCCATCAAACAAAGAATCAAAGAATGTACAGAGAAAACCGAGATCCAGTGGTTGGTAAATGCTGACTTCCTTCGTAAAATGAAACGCGTGCATATGTATTTCACGTCATCACAATCGGAACCATCTGTTTCAGTGAATGATACCGACAGCGAGTAACGTAGTATTATGAATGTCAGCGTCGATGAGAATGACGGCGATGATGACGACGACGAGTATGGGGACGAGAATAATTTTTAACCGTTTTTCTAATACGAGTGCCACGTATTCTTCGTCTTGATATTCTTCGTTTTCTGGAACCACCCATATCCGTTGCTGCTGCTTTTGCTGCTTTTCCATAAAATTTATTGTGTTCATTTAATTTCATACCATAAAAACCCGTTTGTCTGAATAGAGCACTAACAGTTGCTGGGCGATCCTTCTCCACCTGTTGAACAAACACTGTTTCTTCACCTTTATCATTAATAACACCCACACCATTATCATAAATAACACCCACACCACCAGATGGATTTGCTGAACTAAGATTATTTTCTACAAGAACAATCCGCCATCTTTCTTGTTGCGCGCGTTCGACCCAATTAAATATTAATGCAGTATCCCGCACACCATTCCAAACATTTTCAATTCCTTCTGCTACTAGTTTACGATGTTGTAGTTTATTACGGCAACTGACCGCACCAGCAGCACCACCACCAGCCGCAGGAGGAATATCCGGTCGTGTGATTTGTTTCAGACTCGCAGGTCGCCATTGATCTGCGGCTTCATCTTTTGAACCAAATCTCCAATTCCCTAATGCGTCTTGGTCCCCTAATGCGTCTTGGTCCACACGACCAATACAATTCTTTAATGTAGAATAAACCCCAACAATGACAATCCTATACCCTAATCTTCTAGCTGTTTCTATATATTCATCTATAACACCCTTCATTGAACCGGTTGAATCGAAGACTATATTTAATCCTATGGGGTTGGATGACTCACCAAAGGATCGCAATTCAGCTACACCTAGTGCTTGCTCAAAAATAAAATCTTTCACTGCTTTCAACATCTTTGAATATGCTGACAGACAATGAACTTTTGGATTACAATATTCAGAAGCAATCCGTCGCGTAGTGTCTCTTGTGATACTTTCTGACGGGATTACAGTTTCATACTGTCCAAAATTGCGTTTATTGTCTTCCCACCACTGCGAGTCTTTAAGAGGTGGAAAGTATCCAAACATTATAGCAAAATATTCATACCATTCGTCGGGGTTAAGTACAAGTGTATTATTACATCGCAAACTTAACGCAAATGGACCATTTGATTTACCCGCTCCGCCAGCACCAATATTTACAACGAATAATGGGTTGTCTACATACTCTGGATTTTCAGGCATCATGCGGGTAAGAACTCCTCTTTTTAAATATTCAAGGTTATCCCATGGTTGACGACCTGTCCTGTATATTGATGTCCACTGTTTCTTTCGTTGTGCGTTTGCGTCCGATGGTGTCATCATCGCTATATTACCAGCGGTGAGATACTGAAAAATTTCAGGTTCGCTTTGTTTACCCCTTGCGGCGGAGGGGGGCGGCCGGTTTGCTGTGAGTGTTTTGATAAGGTGAGGGGTGGGATTTGGGGACGATGTCATTTCCGACCGCGACATTGCCGACCGCGACATTGCCGACCGCGACATTGCCGACAATTCCCAAGAAGGACTGGTTAGGCCCAGCATACGGTCGATGATTGATCGGTTAGTGGTGGTACCTGTTAAATCAATTCCATCTTTTTCACACAGTTCTATCAATTTTTCACTCCTTAATTTTTTTAATTCATCTTCATTATATGGAGCATGAGTTTCAAACCCTCGTGATGGACTCCGGGCCCGTTCGGACATTTATACTATATCACAATAAAAAATAACTCCACTTACATTACCAATATTTACATAGTCGCTGTCGTTGTCCCCGTCTCCGTCATCTTCACATAACACTTCAAGCATACATCAACGTCCACTTTCGCATTGTGAAGTCCTTCTGGAGATGGAACATCCGAACCATAAAGCACGTGATAAAGCTCAACGAGCTTCGGATATTTGTACGAAGTCGACCCATCGTCCCATACCTTCACAAACTTACAGATGGGCGTCCCCTGCTTCATCGTACAGTATTCCGCTGGCGGAAACACCGTGTGAAACATCCTGGCGCGGTAAAACTCCACTTGAATCATATTCTTATCAAATTGGAGGTTATGTGCAACCAATTTGCCGCACTTATAGGCGGCGTGCTTGAAATCAAAGAGTGCTACATTAATTGGAATACCCCTGGCCCGTGACAGTTCGCTTGTAATTCCGTGAATGGCGGTAGACTCTGCTGAAATAGGAATGTGTGTTCCGAGAGATATAATGTTGTCCTTTTCTTCTTCGACTTCCTTGGTTTCTTCGTTGTAAATCACCCAACTCAGCTGGACGATATGAGGCCATTTGTCAGTTTGGTTCGTAGGAGTATTTTTCGGAGGGAGTCCAGTCGTCTCGGTATCAAAGATTAGAACGCGCATCGTCTGTTGGTCGGTCTGCAATATAAAGAATCTATGTATTTTCTTTATATTGGAATTTGAATATCAATTTTATCGTGTCTTACTGGCGACGAATAGATCCGACTGCGCCAACAACGGCCGCGATGGGCTGAAGCACCGGCACAAACGGAGCGACAGCAGGAAGAACACGCTCGACAACAGGAAGAGCCTTCTTCACAGCCGGAAGGGCTTTCTTGGTCAACCAGCTCTTGGGCTGTGGATCGGAGGAAAAAGAGAGAGAGGGAGAGGGGTTCATTTCAAAGTTTGGTTATACTATACATCTTTATTTAAATCTATATCAGTTTTACGAATTTCATTGATTCGGGTCACATGTCAAAAATCCTAAACCGACCCTACGAACACAATGCATTTCCGAATGCGACAACCGCAATAATACCTAATACGAGTCCAACATGATAGTTATACTGCATTGTACGGTAGACCTTTAACCACGCCTGCGTTTCTTCGCCAGAATTCAAATGAAGCACCATCCAGTCACTCTTAGGTGAAAGAATATAGTAGAAGTAATTCACGCTAAATGCTACAGCCGCGACCATACATAGGAGCCCACCACGCGATCCGTTAGCGCCAAGGAAATATTTGCGGCAACATGCTAACAGAACCATCGCCAATACAAAACCAAGAAACAGTCCCATAAAATAAATTCCCTGGCGTTCACGGGTGATCACTGCATATCGGCGCTGTTTTTCCGGTGATAATTTCGCCACGAACTCCTGGATCACTGCTGATCGATTGCCCATCGTGCAACAATACACATTTGCTACAATAAAAATAAACGCGATTGCGCAAGAAATGGCACAGACCAT